CCCTGTTAGTCCAATAGGTGTGATATTTTATTAACGCTGACAAGTGGTCTTCTGAAAAAATCCTTTGCTCTCTTATTTTAGACTTGGTAGCGGACTGAGCCTTGCTTAAGTCGATCTTTCCGCTAAGCCAGCTTCTTGCTTCGCTTACGTCTTTTAGATTAAGCGTTATTTTGACTAAGTCTTCGAGTGGGCCAGAAATAGACTCCTTAAAATCAGTAAAAAAACCCGTATCCTTCTTTACCCTTAAGACGGTCTCGTTGTCGCCATCTCTGTAAATGGCGCTCATCCTGAACTCCTTGCCCAAGTCTTTAATATTGGTGTACCCAATATGCTCAAGTATTTCTCTTATGTCTTGGCTCATAGTAGTTCTCCGTCTGCTTCGCTAGAATCGTCTAGGTCGTGTATCTCCCTCGCGGCCTCGACGACACTCCTTAAGGAACCTTGCTCTTTTATATCGAAGTTATCAACTTCAAAATTCAAATAGTTGTTAGCATATTTTTCTGAGCCATCTTCAGTTGTCCTTTTAATTAAGTCGTGGTGTCCTGCTGCATCCTTGCCTTGAAATCGCGTCTTCAAAGGTATGAGTTTATGCGTTCCGAATTGTTCTCCGTCTAACGCTATCTCGTCAATTGTCTTTCTTCTGAATATTGCCACAAAGCTAGCAAACCATTGCAATCTGTCTGAAAGCGAAATGGCCGAAGCGTCATCGACCAAATCAGACGCCTTTCTGTTGAAGGTTTCTCCGGCCCTGTTCATTTGCATAGCTGTGACTATTGGACAGTTTATTTCCTCAGATATCTTTTTCAGCCTATCTATCTTGTTCCCGATGGCTTGGTGCTCCGCCCAATTGTACCCAACCTTTTCTCCTGTAAGCTTCACGTAGTCGTAAGCAATTAAACATCTCTCACCTCTTCCTACCTTAGAGTAGTACCACCTTCTTATGATTGAGCAAACTTCATCAATGGTTTTGTTCCCAACGTGATAATGAAAATAGTTATAGTTATTTATTTTCTTAAAGGCCGCTCTTGTCTTGTCGACCATTTCTTGATTGTTTCTCCACTTGCCCGTCTCAAGATGCCACACAGGAACGCCGGATAAAGATGCCGTCATTCTAAACTGCATTTCTCTGGTGCTCATCTCGGTATCAAGAACTAAAACTTTTATTCCGTTAAGAAGTGAGGTCTTGAAGGCCATGTCGTTTATCCAAGTGGTTTTGCCTTGAGCTGGCCTAGAAACAATCGCGTATATGTTAGCGGGCTTTAGTCCGCCAAATAACCTATTGAACTCTGGATAAGGAGTTTTTAGACCAGACTCTTCTTCGGGGTTGTTGCCGGTTTCCTCAACCAGCTCCTCGACACCATCAAATAAATTAACTGGCTCATCAGAAAAAGAATAGCTATCGATTTTTTCAGAGTGTATCCTGTCAACAGAACTAACTATGGTGTCGACGCTATCTGCACCAGAGGACTTAACATAGTCTTTAATTTTGTCAGCGTTTTCGACTAAGTCTCTTCTTATTCTCAGCTTCAACAACTCCTGACATGAGTCGATCAGTCCTTTGTTGGATATTTGGGTAAAACAAAGGTTTTCTATGTAGTCATAGATATTAATGTCATCTTTAAAAGAAATACCTAAGTTTTTTATTTTTTCTGAAACTACTACCTTATCTACGTTATTGCCGGACAGTATCAGGTTCTTAACGACAGAAAAGATAGTGCCATGAGTCGGCTGAAAAAAATCATCTTCATTAACGAATCTATCGATTTCGTATAGAGACTTGGGGTTTCTAATTAGCCCGCCAAGCACGTGCCTTTCTATTTGAAGAGAATACAACTCCATCGAACAATGGATTCTAAACTACGCTTTCGAGCTAGTCAAGTTAAATCAACCCTTCTTCCTCGTCCTCTGGGTCAAATTCTTCTTCTTCAAGCTCTTCTTGGCTTTGATCCTCCAGTATTGCGGCTATGTTAGAGAAAGTAGCTTTATTATTAAGCTCGTCAATGACTTCCGTCCAGTTCTTGGCATAATATTGCAAGGCTAAAGCAGCAGTTGAATCATCGAAACGGCTATGAACGATAGGGTCGCCAGCCTCATTCAAGGTAAAAAGAATAAATCCACCTTTAGAGCACTCGTTAATCTGGGCCAATATAGCCTTTGGAAACTTAAACCCTGACATAAATGTAATTACACTATCACAAGACTAAATCGAACTTATCATAAAAAAACTTTTTAGACAAAATATCAACCTCGTCTTCTAAGACCTCAACTAATTTGATGTTATTCATTTCCAACCATTGATGTTTTTGGTTGTCTCTTTTTATTGAAGCTAAATACTTCATTCTAGAGTTGGCATGAAAAAACTTGTTAAAAGAATAATGCTGCTTGCCCTGAACTTCTACAGCAACTTTTCTTGTGAAGTTTATCATGTCAACTTTTAGTCTAGTTCCAAAAACAGGAAACTCTTCGAAGCAGATATGGTTTCTCCAGTAAGGAGCTAAAAATTGCTTAACTTTAAACTGTACTTTAGATCTGCACTTTTTGTTCCAATTGATTCTATACTTAACTACATCCTTACCGACGAGTCTGCCATTTACATTGTACAGCTTCAAAGAAAATTAGTTTCCGCTGCTACCAAAGCCCCCATCACCTCGTTCAGAAGAAAATAGATCCTTCTCGCTATCAACTTCCTCCCATACAACATCGTGGCACTTCTCTATAATCAACTGAGCCACCCTATCACCCTCGCCGTACTCAAAGTCCATGTAGCCGAGATTATGTAAAACAACACCAACTTCTCCTCGGTAGCCAGAGTCTACGACCCCTGCTAAAACATCTATCCCATGTTTTACAGCTAGACCAGAACGAGGAGCAATTCTGCCGTAGTATCCCTCGGGAATAGCTATAGATATCCCTGTATTAATTATTCCTCTAGTTCTTCCTTCTATCCTTCCGTAGACAGCGGAATACAGGTCGTACCCTGCGTCTGTATCGTTTGACCTAGTGGGTATTCTAGCCTGTGATATTAGTCTGTTTATTTTTATGTTCATATTATTTCGAAAAAGCCTCTAAAATATAATTATATAAATACTTTGAAAGTTTTTTATTTGACGTTAGATACTTTCTAAACTTCTCAATCCCTTGGTGCTGTTTTTCATACTCGATCTTATTTTTGTCGAAGTCCGCGCACATTTCATCGGAGAAAGCGATCCAAGGGCCTTTGGTTGATATGCAGTGAAAAGCCGTCATTACATCTATAACCTCTTGCTCTGTCCAGACGCTTTCGCCGTTCTTCCTGAAGTACTTGATTGGGTATCTGACTAAAGACCCAGTCTTTTCGTTTGGGGTTTTTCTTAAAATGACTCTGCAAAAGTGGCCAACTATACCCTCCTTGCCTTGGTCATCTTTTTCTTTGATGAAGTCGGCGCTATATCTAGGCTGAAACTCTAAAATCCAATCACTATAATGGAGAAGCGCGTTTCCTCCTGAAGCGTTTGTGAGTCTGGGGTCTCCCTTATCATAAGGATTTATTGAAACCTTACTTCTAACTTGACTAATCAGAAATAAAATGTGACCGCCCACACTAAGGCTAAGCGCAATCTTTCTTAAAAAATCAGAACTAAGAGTAGACCCTCCGGCAACTTTATTGGATTCCTCGAAAGGCCTATCCAAATCAGAGTGTCTAACTAAAGCATCCATCGAGTCTATGATGAACAGATATTTGCATCCCGTTGGGTTGTCCTGCACTAAATGCCTAAGGAAATTTAAAACGTGTTCGTAAATGTTCGTCTTTCTAACGCACCATTTGCCTTCAGAGGTGTCCACTCCTGCCCTCTCGATCATTTCTTTAGAGAGCCTGCCCTCCGCCTTAACGTAGACAACCATGCTGTTGTCCATTTTTTGGAAGTTCCTAGCAAAAGATAACGCACACGAGGTCTTTCCGCCTTCTGCCACGCCAGAAGCTCTTATGACAGAGGGCCTAAGCCCTCCGGACATTTCCATGTCTAACAGAAGACTGCCGCTAGAGACAACATAATCAATTTCTTCGGCGAAGTCATTGTGGTATTCTTTGTTGTCCGATAAATACTGCTTTATTTGATCGGCTGGGTTCAGTCCTCCTACGTTACTTTTCTTCTTTTTTGCTGCCATTTTTTATAAAATCAAAAACGCTATTTGGATTAGGTTTATTTATTATTGCGTCGTTCCCGACCTTCTCTTCGCTTAAAGTGTACGATTGCCTTTCCTTGAGACTGAAAGCCTTAATTTTTTCTCTAGACTTAAGGGTCTTTATAATATTTGGCTTAACCAGACTAACTAAAGTATAAACCTTCATATCGTCGTAGTTACAAATAAGCCACTTCCAAAACTCTATGTCTGGAAAAAAACCTATTAGGATTTTAGCTTGTTTATTTTGGTGAAAGAAATTTGTCTTCTTGCGGTCAACTAGCAAGTTTTCCATCAAGTAATGACGCTTGTCTTTTTCATTCACAAAAGGTAGCTTACAGGCTACTTTATCTTATGTCAAGGGAAATCTACAACAGATCAACACCACCATTTACGTCATAATGAACCATCCTTTTAACTAGGTCGGGAAAAGAGATCTCAGGCTTCCACCCTAGCTCCTCTCTGGCCTTGGTCGAGTCTCCATACAGTAAATTAATTTCAGCTGGACGATAAAAATCCTTATTAACTTCAACAAGCTCTAATCCTTGGAAGTTCTTAAAAACAGCTTTTTCGCCCTCGCCCGACCATTCTCCAGATATTCCAGCCGCTTGAAAAGCTAAATAAACGAACTCTGAAATTTCATGAGTTTCGTTGCTAGACAAAACATAGTCTTTTGGTTTGCTTTGATTCAGCATAAGCCAAACCCCCTTAACGAAGTCTTCCGAGTCAGACCAGTCTCGCTTGGAGTGTATGTTACCAAGCTGAATCGGATCAAATAACTCTTCCCTGTCTAAACAGTTTTTTATTCTAGCAACTCCTTTAGTGATTTTCCTAGTTACAAATTCTTCTCCCCTTCTAAGCCCTTCGTGATTAAATAAAAGACCAGCGCAAGCGTACAAGTTATAAGAGTCTCTATAAACCTTAACTAAGGCCCTAGCGGCAACCTTAGAGGCTCCATAAGGGCTGACTGGTCTTGAGGGATGCTTCTCGTCCTGTGGAGAATAAGCGACATCTCCAAACTCTTCGCTAGAACCCGCTTGGTAGAACCTACAAGAAGGAGCGTAGAGTCTGATAGCGTCAAGCATGTCTAAGACGGCAGTAGCGTTAGTGGCAAAAGTTTGCCTAGGGAGGTCCCAGCTACTCCCAACGAAACTTTGGGCTGCAAAATTAATAAAGTAGTCTGGCTGAAGGTCCCTTACAACTCTAGTGATGCAAGATGAATCAGTGATATCTAAGTTTATCAAAGAAAAATCATCATTACCTTTTAAGTGTTCAATGTTGTCGTGGTTTTCAACGCTTAACCTTCTGGCCCCGCCAAATATGTGAGCCTCGCCGTCAGGAAACAGATTTAGAAGGAAGTCTGCCATGTTACTGCCGTCCTGCCCTGTGACGCCGGTAATCACTACTGTCGTTTTGTCTTCTTTCACTTTTTTAATTTCGAGCGCCGAATCTAAGCTTGATATTTTCATGAAATGTTTATGGTAAATTAATAAGTTTCTTATATTCAGGTATCCATTTATCAACGCTTTGTGTCGGAGCCCAACCAAGCTTCTGCCTTATTTTGGAGTTGTCGGCAAGCGTAGCTTTAGGTTCTACTTTAGGGTCTAGATGCTGTCTATCTCCGCCAATTAAGTCAGCTATACGATTCACACTACAGTTGTCGCCGTTCCCAACGTTGAAAACTTCATAGTCACCTAGTCCGTCTGTTGTCGCTGCTAATATGTTAGCTCTTACGACATCGTTTATGTAAGTGAAGTCTCTAGTTTGCTCTCCGTCTCCAAATATCGTAATTTTTTCATCATACTTCCTTTGGTTAAGGAAGATACCGATAGCGGTAGCGTAAGCTCCCCCAAGGGGCATCCCTTCCCCGTATACGTTGAAA